GTAAACCACCTTGGTAGTCAACATCCTCTTGGACCTTGTTGAAAGATTTCTCTTGTGAATACCACTGGCTACCTTGGCCCAAGCATTTCTTGAATCTCTGTTCTCTTGCCCATCAATAGGAAATGGTGGTAACTCTTCGTCTTCTTTTGAAGGTAACCCCTCAACCTGTACATTGTTGTCCCAAGCCCATAACACTACAGCCAATACATTCTGATTGATCTCCCAAGGCGTACGTTGGATGAGGTTAACAGCATCCATAGGAATCTTTAGTTTCTTTGGGTCCAGTGATCTTAAAAACTTTTGGTCATGGCTTTTTATAAAAGGGAAACTTGGAGAGAATCCATCCTCCTCACTTGCCTTGTAACCCCCCTCCCACACTTGCTCCCAGTTTTCTGGAGGATCTATTGTCGGCATCCAAAAAGGATCAAGGATTGAATGATGGGTGTTGTAATTTTCTAGCCAATCAAGTGTCTCTTTGGTCGCTGCGACATAGCGAAGGATTCTTTTATTGTATGAGTTTTTGCGTATGTAAATATATTCAATCAGGCCAGTGGACACACGCAACAACTCAACTAAATTAGTGCCACAAGAAATCCTATCCCTTCTGCTCCAGGGATCAAAGTTTTTCATGCCCTCCTTCTTTTCTTCGCTTCGCATAGACAACTGAATGTGCCTGTATTGGCTAGCCTTTGATCTTGTCTTGGCTCCCTTGATGATACCCTTGCCCTTTGGGTTGGTCTTAACAAGGTAGGTACACATAACCTCTCGCTCTATGTACTTACCAACAGCATACGCAAGAGATGCCAAAGTCTTTTTTTTAGGTAACTCATCAAGCACAACCTTGAAGCATATAAAGGAAACCTTTTTCAAGTCGTAGCTCATTAGGTCACCTTTCCACCTTGTAGGTCTTCCACCCTTTTCTTTTTTAAGAAGCTGCTTTACTCTTTTGTGAAACTCAGGCAACAACTCACGCATTATCTTTTGCCCTGCCTTTGATCTTGATATCTCATCATGGTCCCTTGCGCTCTCCCACTGCGAATTGTAACGGCCTATGCCAATCTCTGACATCTCTCTGTTCAGTTCACTTTGATCCATAATTTTATTAGATTTATGTCAGGATTTTGTCAGTCGCAAAGGTTTTTCGCAGACAACATTTTCTAAATTGTCGGCTGACAAACCATTACAGGGCTTGAGTTTGATGAGTTATTAAAAGAATGCGGAGAACCTAAATCTGGCGTGTCTACCTGTTCCACCACAGCCGCATTTAACTTGTATCCCTTTTCCACCATACATCTAAGCGAGTTTTTCTCCCTTATTTTTTTCTGAGGATTTGTCAGAGTATTCAGACATATTTGTCACCTTTTTGTCAGGAAACTCCAGAGCATTGTCTAAAGCGCAAAGTGCTTGCCTTAAATTGTGAGGCGCAAGCTTCGCATAACGCATCGATTGCTCGAGAGTTTTATGGCCCAACATACTCTGTACCAAAGGAATTGAGCCAGTCGCTTGTATGATCCTGGAGGCACATGTATGCCTTGTTAAATAAAAGACAAAATCTTTGTCAGTTGATCTGTTCATGTGACTTCTCACTTTATCCCACATGGATCTAATCCTTTCCTTGGTCCAGTACTTCCACAAATACTCTCGGTGTTGATTGTTCTTGTAAGCTAACAAAGCTCTACGAGTCAACGGCACAGTTCTTTGTTCTCCGTTTTTTGTATGAAACAAATCAACAACGTAACCAAGATGCTCATCCTTTCTTATGTGATGTGGTTTTATAAATCTAGATTCAATTGGCCTACATCCAGTGTCCACTTGCCACGAAAAGAAATCACTAAAGTAATCTTCACCTTGCTCCTCAAGATAACTCAGTATCTCCATCTCTTCGTCTTTGGAAAAGAAAATCAATCGCTCATTCTTTGTCTTCAAGAACTTGCTTTTAGGAAACTTAGGTTTTTTTGCAAGCAACGGAGGATCGTGGTCCACACAATAATTAAAGGCAGTACTAAGCGTTGCCAACTTCAAACGTATTGTTGCAGGTGCATTACCCGAATGCCTACACTCACTTACAAACTCATTTATCATGGTTGTCGTTATGTGCTTTATCTTTGTCTTAGGACCAAAAGCTTTCTCAAACATCTTTGAATGAGAGAACGCATTGTCCCAATTAGGTAACCCCTTCCAGTGCATTTCTAACACGAGATCAAACATCTCTCTTAGGTTCATGTTGTCATCAGGGCCACTGCTTGCACCCTTAACACCTTGAACATCAAGACCATACTTTAATCTACCACGACTCTCTTCTTCCCACCTGGATGCGTCGGTTTCATTGTCAAAATACTTTCTGTACCTTTTGCCCGAATGCATGAAGTCTGCAAGATAAGATACAATTTCATTACGTTTGTTTCGTTGTGGACGAACTGCCATTGCTGTTTACCTCCTTTGGTTAAGTTAAGTTAAATAAAAAACTAATACTAATTTAGTTTTGTTTGTCAATAAGTAGTTGGTTTTGTTGAATGAGGAGCAGGAAGAAAAGCAAAAAAGAAAACTTCCTGCCCCCATTCGTTTTAACCTAACCACCAAATAACATATAGAAGTGAACATAGGTGAACTCCTAAAACACCTATGCTCGATGTTACTCAATGACGTTTGTATCTTTGCGCTCGTGAATATCTTTGTCAACATCACAAACGGAAAAAAATCTTAGGATCAATACGTTTAAAATAACCCATAAAATAATAACAAGTAACGCAATCATATCTTTCCTGTTCATTCAATACTAAAGCACTATGTAATCAACCAGTCTATTTACATATGGCAACAACAAATGCCTCCTACCCTCAGTTGCCCGAATGCCCTCAAGATCATCAAGGGCCACTCCTACAAGCACCTTGTCTTGCCCGAATGCATCACAAACTTCTTCCAGGTTACAACCAAACTCACTCACTAATGTATAAATGATTATGTTTCTCCATCGGATTATGTAGTTCTTTTTTAGTTTCTTTATCTGGTCTGGAGAATACCCCGTCATTTCTGATGCACCCTTTAACATTGCATCAATCAGGCTATCAAGATCACCCGAATGCTTTTGCCCGAATGCATCTATGTTTTGTTCTTTTGTTTTTTGAGTTAGTGGTTGTTTTAATGTTTTCATAAATATTTTATTTGTTAATCGTTTTCGGCAAGATCCAAGGGAAGCTCAATGGCTTCTCCAATAATTTGATTACGTAAACTATCCATTGTGAAATCTTCGACCTCGCCTTTCCTGGGTGAAAGTTCTCCTGGTTCGGGACTTAAATTATACTGTTTGAATGATACGAGCTTGCCAGAATGCTTTACGTATATTTTCTCGATGATGATCGGCAAGCCATTTGGCCTCAAAAATCTTATTATTTCCATTTTTAAAAAAGACAAAAAAAGAACCACTTAAAACTAATTAAGTGGCTCTTTGTTTAGATGTTTAGAATCTCGATTCAGCCTCCAGCATAGCCCTTGCATCGGCTAACGTCATGTCTTCGGAATAATGCCAAGCGTTCTGGTCTTCCAGAAATATAAAGTCATCTAAGAACGTTTGACTCGTAAATGAGTGAGCTAGTTTGTAAACATCTTCGTCATTATTAAATCCGTACCATTCATTAAAAGGACTTGTACCACTTGTAATGGCGTAATGATAAGAATCTGCATTATCAAACCAATCAGGCGCATATGGCCCTTGATGATATTTGAAATCAATTTCAGGAATTGTCATATTTTTCATTTATTTGTTTTAGGTTAAGTTTTTTTCTCAGTGTTAATAAACTGAATACAGCCAATCAAGTAACTAAACCTAATTGGCTGTCTTCTATTTACTAACTACATTCAAATAAATCCTGGCATATAGCGTCAATACCTAGATTATCTTCATAGCTCCAAACTTCGCTATCAGTTCCCCAATAGCCTTCCACTTTGTTGTACTGTGTATCAACCCAGATATTCGGGCCTCCAAAAGTTACAAGGATCCTTGCTCCGAGATATTCTTTTTTCTGGTTAACTATGTATTGAATATCAAGTGCATTATTTAACCAATCGGAAATATCTTCCTCCTCTTCTTCTGGTTTTTCTATTCTATTTATTTGGTGTAGTACTTGGCTTTTAAGTTCCATAATATTATTCGGTGTTTTTAGGTTAGGTTAAAACCAGTTAATAAGATTTATTCTTAATAACTGAAACCTAGAAAGCTAATAATTAAACTAGCAATCCAGGGTTCAATAATTAAAAAAAGGAATATAAAAGTTTAGAAATATTTCTCTGATATTCCAGCAATAACGCAAAGTATGCACGTTCCTATTAAGACGAGTAGTAAAAATGCCATTAGGTTAATTATTTTTTAGGAATTGTTTTAATATTGGCTGTATTTCTTTTTTATCAATATAGCCTTTTTTAACAAGTGAGCAGATATAGGCATTAAATGACAAGTGATGATCATTTCTTAAATATTGTTCATCGCTACATAAATAGCCGTTTAAGTAAATATCTTCTACAATATCACTTGTGACGTTATCAAACGTAATTAGTTCTTTAGTCATCTTTTATTGAGTTGGTTAAGTTAAGTTAATTAGGAGTCTTTTTTTAATTAAGACGATGCAATTATATGTAGGATAAAAACGAGCGCAAATAATTTTCTCTACTTTTTTCATTAATTTTTAGTAATGTTCTTTTTATACCTGGATAACTGGTTTTTTACGATTGGAATATAAAGAGAGTCGATGCAACGTATTAAGGCTTCCTCTGTATCTTCGTTGTTCAATAGATAAGAGAGGCCACTTACAGCAAGGCAAGCGTGTAAAGATTCATGTAGGATTGTTTCAAGTGTTTCCTGGTTGCTTAAAGATTCTCTAATTGTGATAAGTTTTTTATCAATGTCACAAAGTCCATAATCATTAATGGATTTGTATTGGATCTTGAACAACACTCCAGCAATCGATATGGATTTAGGTCTGTAAGTTTCTTTATCAGTCATTAAATAGTTGAGTTGGTTGAGTGTGGTTACAAAGTGAATACGTTAGAAAACAAAAACGGCAACAATCAAAAAAGTACAGAAACAAAAGAAAAGAGAAAACCAGGCCCAATAATAACCCATCAGATAAAACATCTGGAGCAGATACTATTATATAAGTATGAATTGCAAGTCCTGACAAATTTACAGGACAATACGGCCCCTGTTTAACTTTAAAATATACAAAAAATCTACAGAACTTGACCTGGTTTGGGGGAATCCGAATGCGAGTGCGTATATATTACCCCTTCAGATTTTTTTACCAAAACAAAGGGAGGGATGGTTTATTAACAAACTCAAACACTCAACATCAAGGTGCTAACATACTTATAGACTTATATAACATATATAACATAAAGCTAACACCTTTATACATATATAACACCTATAACACCTATAACACTATGCGTAGCTACTATAACACCTATAACATATCTTTAAGATTGAGTTTATGAGTTGTTATTTAAACCACTTATCCAATTGACCATATTCCATATATCCAATTTATATAAGTAAGGGGCAATAATGAGTGTTATTTTCCCGAAGGGAGGGTTTGTTACTCACCTTCATCATTCCTTCGTATACGAATACAAACCTAAAGACCCTATTTTTTCTATAGTATTATGTGTTCATCGCTCCACTGTTTAATTCCTGTGGCAAGAGCTTGGCTAAGAACGTGTTCATTGTTAGCGAATGTGGTCCAATCTGGTTCAAAGCAAGTGCCAAAAAATGGTTCAGTGATGACGGCAGGGCAATGGGTTCCTCTGAGGAATGTAGCACCTCTGTCACCGCTCTTTCTGCTTTTGGCTCCTCGACTTTTAATGAGTGGGAAATATTTCTGGCAGCCTCTAAGAAGATACTCAGCGAGGCTTAGACCGATCCTAGAGGTATTCCAGTAGAGCATTTCCATTCCATTGGCCTTCGAGTTGCTTGAGGCGTTGAAGTGGAGTTCTATGGCGATGGAGGCTTTTTCTTTCTTTAGGTGTTTTATGAGCCAGTTCATGGCAGATGTGTAGGAGCCATAGGTTCCTCCGTAGTCATCTACGACAAAGCTACTGATGCCATATTCCTGGAGGTCTGACTTCAGGTATTCAGCGACCTTCTTATTGTAGGTCCACTCGTTGATTCCTCCGCATGATACAGCACCAGTATCTCCCTTCCTTGAGTGTCCTACGCATATAGCGACGTTGAGGTCATCTCTAGGAATGCTGTTGGTTGGAAAGGGTACAGTGGGTTTCTCCTTTAGCTTTTCTATTTCGTTGATGTGTTCAATGGCGTTACTGATGTGTTCTTGAGCCTTGAACAGGTCTTCTTTAATGTCCTTCATATTTCCTCTACAAATCGTCGTTAATTAAAATGGTATATAGTGAGTGAGTTATTGTTCTAAGCCCACCTCGTTAATCCTAGAGCCAGTTAGGGCTATTCCTATGGTTCTTCTTGTTCCCAAAGTAGCTGTCAGCCATCTTTTGTAACTCTTGGTCCAGAAGATCCTCCTTGCGATCCTTCATCTTCTTTTCGGCATCTTGTGCCATCTGTTCAGACCAATAGCTCACTGCCATTGCTAAGGCATCCAATCGGTCATCGTGGGTGATAGCACCTCTGTCTCTTGTTATTCTGGACAGTTGATAGATGAGTTGGTATTTGAGTTGGGATTCAAGAGGGTAGTTCTGAGCAGTCTGAAAGTCCTGTCGGATAACATCAGGTGATATAACAAGCTTATGCTGACTCATTACTGGCTCAAGGGTGTCAATGATCCTCTTCTCCTTCTGGATGCTGTGGCGTACTTCTTCAATCGAGCAGGGGTGTATTTTGTTTAGGAAAGGTTTAAACAACTCACTAAACATACCATCACCAAAGTTACTCTCAACAATGATGTAGTTGACCTTATGGGTCTTTGCTTTCATTGCAAGAACCTTGAGGACATCTTCTCCGTAGCCCCCTTGCATACCTCCTGCATCAGGGACGTAGAGATATCCGTTAAGCATCTTTACAATGGCCCAGGAGGTTTCATCTCGTCCTCTTCCTGATGGGTCAATCGACATGACTGATCCAGTGAACTCAACCATGTCACCAACTTGCTTGAAAGGTCTATAGAATCTATCTCCACTGAAGCCTACGTTAGGGACATCTCCAGTCCAAGCTAGGTCTGGTGATTGCGCCCACACTACTTTCTCAGGAGCCACCTCGTTGTCTATGTCCATTACAAGCAAGTCGTTGACCTTTAGGGGGAAGCGATCAACATCTGACAGTTTACTATCAAGCATGAACTGCATAGCAAAGCCAGCTTTTCCGTAGCTGACCTCCCGTTCTGCCAGATCTATCTCACTAAACCTTATAGGTTCTGTGGACTTGTTCTTCTTTTCTTCAGACACGCAAAGTGGGCTAACTCGTCCATAATAAGTTTTCTCATTATCTTTGGGAGTTATGTACTTGCAGGGCCATATGCAAGCGGTGTAGTCTCTCTCCATCAGTTTGTTGTAGAGTGAGTCTTCACATTGAGGCGTACCCAGAAAGACAATCTTGGATTCCTTATCAGGTTTTAATATGGACTCGAACTCCTTTACCTGCTCTCCAAGCTTATCTCTCATGCCTTGCGTGGCTGAGTTGTTTGGAACCTCCACATCGTCGGCCACTATGATGTCAGCCCTGCTTCCAGTTAGTTGGGAGGTAATGCCTAGTGACTTAACACTCGGAGCATGACTAGCTGGTGCAGGACCAACATCAAAACTTATCTTTGAAAATCGTTGTTTATCTGTGGGGATCAAATGGGATAGTAGAGGCATCTCGTGGATTAGCCTCAAGGTAAACGTGGAGAAATCGTCGGCTCTAGTTTTACTGGCAGAGCATACCAGGATGTTTTTTGATGGGTCCAGAAGTAGTTGGTGTACAACGTATGCTGAACAAATCCAAGATTTACCTACGCCTCGGAAGCCTTGGATAACAGCCCTTCTAGGGCCGTTCTGCATCCAGTCAGCAATCTCGTATTGTATGTCTGTGGGGTCGGGGAGATTGAGGTGTTTCCAAACGAGGTAAAGGAAATTTCTGAAGTCCTTTAACTCTTCCATATATTGTTATTAGTTAACGTTGCTTATAGGGGGTTCCTCACCTTCTTCTTCCTCTTTAAACGGAAGAACACTTATAAGATCTTGAATCTTAGTGTCTTGTTTAAGTCCTTCATGTATGCCGTTATCTTTTAGATACTGTCTGGCAGCATTTAGCAAAGAAGGTTCTGCGTCTCCTAATTTGATGCGCTCAATGAACTCATCTGTTAGAAGATCCTGCAAGACATGCATTCTTGCTGAGTTGTCTTTATCGTTATTATCCATGTAGTTATTTATCCTTTTTACGTAATTCTGATATTATCTTTAACACCATGTAAACAAGCGTAGCAGCACCTACAAGTACTGCAAGAATCTCGTTTACGTCATTGAGTGTTATGTTTGCTAGAAGACCTAAAACACCGACTGTAGGTGTCGTGAATTGATTGTTCATGTACGTGGGGATTATGCTAGTTGAAATATTCCTAAAGCTGCACGTTGGGCTATTATTTGTAGAGTTCCTGCTCCAGAATTAGCTTTTACTCTCAGTTTAATAGGTTGGTTTGTTGTCAAGAAATCAATAGCAAAGGTACTTACTGACGCTTTAGTCATGTTCGTGTTAGACCCACCTTGTGCGTGTGTTTCAGAGTTACTTTGGATTGTTCCATTTATAGGAGATCCGCTTTTCTCTATCCGTATTTCAACATGAGAAAGGTCGTTAGGGTCGGTACAATTTACCTCCACTTGCCCTTGTATACAATAATAACCAGTGGCAGGGGGTGTGAAGGCATTGTTTGCAAATGAGTTTGTATTATCTCTTTCCTCGTCATCTAAAACAACATCAGTCAATGTGTTAGCTGATAAAGTTTGAGGTGCGCTATTAGTTACAAACAGTTTAGCAAAATTAGAATTTGGTATGCTTACAGTTCCAGAAGCAGTTAAGTTATTAACACTCAAGTTTGTACTAGAAGGAAGACTTACTGTACCTGTAGCAGTCAGGTTATCTACAGTTGTAAGGCCTCCTAGCGTTAAATCATTAAGACTTGTTAACAACGAACCTACGGCTCCTGCATCCTCTGATACTTCTTGAGCCACAAACAGTCCTTGCTTGTAAGCAGTATCGAGATCTCTTTCTGTTAGCCTTGCGCCATCTACAAAGTCAACGAGTGCATTTGAAGTTGTTTGTCGATACAGTCGTATTTTTTGAAACGATGGTATAGCAGATAACTTTAGAGTTTTATCAGAAGCTTTACGTCCATCTGTTGGAGAACTATCTCCGTATGAAGAAAGTAAAGCTACGTCTTGCCAGATGCTTCCGTTCCAACCTTTGACCTTTATGTCTGCAATATTTAAAAAATCAATGGAACTAAAACTAAATACTTGTTGTCCCAATTGGTTGGCTCCTGTTCCTGACGATGAATATTCTATATATGAATTTGGCATAAGTAATTGATTGTTTGTTTGGTGAGTTGTTAATTTGTTTTAAGATGATAATGGTGCTGCTGCTTCTCGCCTTGCTTGCATAGCTTTATCAAACATTTCTTTTAGTTGTGGGCTTTCTTGCAGGAGTTCGTATCTGGCTTTCTTTCTGTAGTTATTAATAACCTTGTTGATTGCTTTAATCCTTTGAGACTTTTGCCCAGTTGCTTCAAAGTCTATTGTCTCTGGAAGTCTGTTATAAAAGTCAGTTCCCATTAAAGATTTGAGTCTTTGTTTCAAAGTTTTACCTCCAAGCTTAACTGTCCCAGAAAGTTCTAGGTATCTGTCATAAGCGTCATACTTACCTTCAATAGGAATCTGAGTAAGATCTATTTCTGGTATGCCATAGAAGTTTTTACTGGGCATTGAGAAACCATGTTCTAGTTTTGCCATCTCGCTTAACACTTTGTCGTTTTTGACTTTAGATGTGTAGATAGGATTAAAGGCACTCCAGAAAGCTCCTCCAGGGTTTTCTCTATAAGCTGCTTCTCCAAGAACTGTTCTTCTTGGTGCGAGAGTATCTTCAAGTCCTGGTAGCCTTTTAAATACAGCATCTTGAAAGCTTCTAACTTCTCTAACCATTATTTCAGTTTCAGTATTTTTGAAGTGATTAATAATGTTAGGGACAAAACCTGCTGCAATATCTCTACCTAATTTAGGGCCGTAGTATTCTGGATCGTCCATTAGTTTAATAGCGTTATTTACACCTTGTAGAAATGTTTTATCCGTAAGGTTTTCTGCAAATACAAAAGCTATGTTGGCTCCTAGACTTTGCATAGTTTCTTCATCCATACTGCGATCAAACTTCTGGTGATCTCTAATGTCAGCAGCAAGTCCAATCATTGTTGATATTGGGTCTAGTCTTTGATAGCTGTAATAAGTATCTCCAAATTTTATAGAATAAGGTTGCCATCCAGTGGCTCTTAGAGCTTCTCTTTCTTGTTTGCTTTGTGGACCTCCTCCAGTAACAGAGTCTTGTCTGTTGTATATGAGGTCATGCCAAACGTATGTCATTACGGCTCCAGTTGCTAATCTACCTCTTAATAAAGCTTTGTCTGTCGCTGTTCCTTTTTTAGCTATATCCTTGTTTTTATTTAAAAGTTTCCTTGTTAACATAGGTGCGCCTTCCATAACAAAACCTATAGGTGTTCTTTTCAAAGCATATGTAAGAATGTTTACTGGAGTTCTAAAGAACGGAATAAGAAATGACGAAGCATACCCTACTCCAAAGGGAGCAGATCTTATCAACCTTTCTAAGCCTTGAAACCAAGAGTGGTTATCGTTTGTAAATGTAAGTTCGTTGGCAACCTGTTGGGCTGTTTCAGCAAGCTTTGATGTCTCTGTATCTTTTGGGGAGGGGTTTTCTCTTAAATATTTATCAAGCGCTTCTTCTCTTCCATCTCCAAATAACTTACCTTGCCTGGTTAACTCAGTATGTGCTGCCATTAACCTGTTCTTTTCGCTGTAGAAAGATCCATCACTTGTAAGATGCTTTTCAAATTCTGTTTCAACCTTTGCATTCAACCAGTTAGTGAACTCAGGATCTTTTATATCCATAGGGTCTTTATCGATCCCTAAGTCTTTAAACTTTTTCATGTCCATAGCATCAAGGGCAGCTTTGTATTCATCCAGATATCTAACTGCAAGCTCTCCTTTTATGTATCCAGTGTAAGCCATTTGTTTAAATAACTCGTCGGTAGCAACTAACGCTCTTGATGGAAGGTTTATAAATGCTCCTAGAAAATTAAAAGCTTCTCCTGCTACGCCAGTGTTGTCAGTAGAGAAAGCTCTTTGTCTTGGCCTTTGTTCCATGAACTGCGCTCTACCAGGAACAAGAACACTTCTGTCGTTTCTCCACGCCTTTGACATGGCGCTAAATCCTTGTCTCCAAGTTTTAAGTCCATAGTGGTGTCTTAAAACATTCTTAGCAGCGTTGAAGTTTCCTGTTAAGATGTTACCAGCTATACGTTCTAAAGAATTAAATGCTGATGTTATGAGTCCTCCTCCAGCGTTAACTTCAAAAGTACTGAACGCACTCAACAATGAATTGTAATAGAACTCTCTGGTCATGCCTAACATCTTTCTTCCAAGTGTTTGCTGACCAATGTCTTGCATTTTCTTTAAAGACAACAACTCTTCAAACTCTTCAAAGTTACTTATCTTAGATAACCTTACAGCAAGTTCTGTTGGTTTTTCTGTTCCTAGTTTTTCTGCAAGAGCTTCTAAGTATTCGTCTTTGTCTCTTGTAGCTTCCAAAGGGTTTATAACGTTGTTATCTAATCCGTCCATTCCTTGTTTAAGGAACTTACGTTGCATCAAAGAACCCGAAGCGATGCTCCCTCTGATTGAGTTAATGCGTGATAATTCAGTAAACCTAGCAAAGCTATCTATAAAGTTTAACATATCTGTCTCACTCTTCGGGTTATCAATATGTCTTCTTGCAAGTCCCACAGTTTCTTCTGCTGTGTGTCGCATGAACTTGTAAATAACAGTACTCATAACAAGTTCCTCGTTAGCCGACTGTATAAGCTTTTCGTCTGTAGAGTTTTCTAATATTTCTTTTATATTGTCGTACTTTTCAGGGTTGTCATTTATGAACTGAACAATCTCCTGTTGTTTCTTTTTATCTACCTTTGTTATGACATCCGATTCCGCTGTTATGTTCTTTGAAACTATTCTTATGATTTCCCAGAAAGAAGCAGTGTCTCCTACGCCTGATATAAGCTCCTTCATAGTGCTTGAATCAAGAGATATATCACCGCCTCTACCTTTTGATTTACCTAGAATATTTGTTACTTTTTCTTTAAAAGTTCTGGCGTTTATTTCCGCACCTTCTTTGACTGTTGTTTTAGGAGTTTCGAAAAGAGCAATAGTATCCCTAGGATCTTTAGCTCCTACTCCAGTTTCTACCCCTTTAAATTTCTTATCTTTCATTGATTTAACGAAAGCGTCTCTAGTCTTATCTCCAACGTAATTATCTGATTTAGCATCCAATAGGTCGTTTAACTTCTTGCCTTTAGGTTTGCTTACTCCTAATTCTTTAAGAACTTTTAAGCCATCAGCTTCTTTTGCAATAGTTTCTGGGTCTACAAGATAAGCGTTAGTTGGTACTTCAAGTGTAAATTCGTCAAATCCTTGATTGGCCCTAGCAAAGTCTTGTGCTTCTTCTTTTGATTTAGTTGTAAACAAAATACCGCCTTGTCTTTCTGGGTCTTTAAGGCTGCCCCCATGATGTACAACAATCTGTCTAGCTGTCGCAGCAGAGTCTCGAAAAGCTTTATCTTGAATTGTTCTGTCTACTTCTAGCTTTAACTTTCCTGGGGTCTTTTTGGTTCCGTCTGCGTCTATAAGAGATATATCAAGTTCTTCTGCTCTTTTAATGTAAGCTTTCTCTTCTTCTCCTATAAATCCTCCAGAACTTGGTAATGTATCATCTCCTATGTCTACGCCATCTGCTTTAGGATCTTTTACCTTTGGAGCGTTCTTCTTTGGAGTACTAAAAGGTTCTTCAATTTCTTTAATAAGAATCTCTTCTTCTGGAGTGAGTTCAGTGATTGCGTTATCCCCTCCTCTCATTCTTTTAAACCCAAGCATTGCAACGTGTAAAGCTCCTCCAAAAACTCCTTCAAGTACTAAACCTTCAACTACGTTCTTAAATCTTCCAATATACTCAGGGTCGCTTTCATTGCCTTCGTACTTCATCATTTTCATTACAGGATTTAACAACCCAACATTACCATCAAGAAGATCTGCTAGACGCTCCTGATCTCCTTTGAATACTCCAAAGTCTGCTACTGCTCCTGCTGCAATTCCTTTTTCAATGTTATAGGTCTTGCCTTTGATGGCTCGCATTTGCTTGATAGCTTTTTCTTGTGAAATCTTTTTGTCACGAGCCTTTTGTTTTACTTTGTTAATCTTCTTTAATTTACTAGCATCAACAAGCTTGCTTACTGTTTTTGTTTTACCAAGCATACTAGCAACCTTAAAGGCAGGAATAAATCCTGTAGCAAACTGAAATATTCCTGATGTTATGTTGCCTGTCATTGTTTTAGGCTTTCCAAGCATCCAGTCAGACTTGTGCCACTGATCGGGTATAAAAGTATCTGGCCCCATAAACGCTTCACCAGCAGCATCAACACCACTTAATATTCCTTGAGCAGCGTCTCTAATACCTCTAGGTATAGCCCAAGCTATGTCACTCCAAAAACCTCCTTCATCCTTTTGTTCTTCTTCCTCTTTCTTTTTTTGAGTTGGTGAGAGAGTTTCTGGAAGAGCTTCTCCTTTAGCTAAAAGTTCTTTCTCTCTGTCAGTAAATACTTCCTGTTCACCTTCTTCTCCTGTAAAACCTCTTGGACTATCTGCTGATCTTCCAGGGTTATCATAAGCGTCTGTGAAACCTAGCTCTTTTGAAAATTGTTTTAATGCGTTTATTGACATATTTATTTAGTTTGATCTGTAATAAGTTTTCTTTGTGCTTCTATAAAGTCTTCTAGTGTTACGTTTTGAATAACTTCTTGTCCTGCTCTATTAATTATTTTATGGTCTTCTCCCAACCCATTTTTATTCCAAATATCGGTTATAACATCCTCTTTAGTATCTTCACTAATGATTGGCATTCTGTCCCAATTTCTTTGAATAAGTTTCTTTAAAGGGTAACCAAGAATATCTCCTTTTAATGCGTCTTCTGCTAGAACACCATTATCTACTATATACTTATCAATAGTTAAACGTGTGGTTTTGAACTCAATTTCTGTTAAGTTTTTATTGGGAGCTAAAGGTGTAAAAGAATAAAAATCAGAAGAGGGGTTAACATACTTATTGTATTTAGTTATAAGAGGCTCAAAGAAATCTCCTTCTTTAACTATTTCTTTTCTGTTCTTAAAGAATTCGTCTACAGCTTTTTTGTTACCTTTAAAAGCTCCTGTATCTTTAGTATTTTTAAATAATAGATTATACTTATTTAAATCTTCAATTTCATAGTTACCAATATTAAATAAACCTTTGCTTGGTTTTCTTACATCTATTTCTACTGGCTTACCTGGTTCGTCTACTATGTCAAAAGTTTCATCTCCTTTTAAAGTAGTTGCTAATGCTAAGTCTTTTGCATCCTTCTCAGTCTCGCCTTCTTTCCTTTGCTTTAAAATTTCTCTTTCAAACTGAGTTCCAGTAGGATCAACTTTAGCTTGTTTAGGAATCAGACTGTTGACTATATCGTCCCAAGCTCTATTAACAGATTCCATTGCTTGTGTAACATCTTGCTCTATAAGATTATTTCCTGCTTCAATTAGTTTAGTAGACTGAATTGTAGGATTTAAAACATTTAACTCATTAATTTTTTCCAAAGAGGAAGCATAAAAATCCCTTTGAGTAATTTCAGCTAGTTGGTTTAGTTCTGTTTTAAATTTTTCAGTTAAAGATACAGTTCCATCGATTGGATCTTCCTGCCAATATATTCCTTTCAATGCTTCTGATTTTGCTACTTGTTGTGCTATTTGATTTAGTTTAACGGCTTTATCAGCTTCAAATTGTATAATAGGATTTGTTTTAGCGTGTAATTTGTCCGATTTATTTACTAAACTCAAAAGGTAAGAATCTCTATCTTCTAACGTTTTTTCTAACGCTTTACTGTTTATTGTTATTTGTGTTTTATCTCCACCTTTTTCTGCTTGATCTAGAGACTCGTTTAAGGTGGTAATGTAATTGTCGTAAGCACTTAAAAAAGGATCTACTATTTCTTCTGTCTGATCCCCAGGAAGTATTATTTCTTTTCCTATCGACTCAGCATTGATTTGAGCAATGTCAGTTTTTAATGGCTGAATAGCGCTGTCTACTGCGTCATTAATAAACTTTGTGTTTTCAGTTATTCTTGCTTCCTGGATTTTATCTTTTGCTTCTTCTAAAGCTTTTAGCTTTTCATCTCCTGAAAGAGATCCAAAAAGTTTTTGACCTGATGCAAACGTTAAATTAGGGGCAGCTAGTTCAATTGCTTCACTTAATTCTATATCCCCATTCTTTTCTGCTAATAAAGCTGCACTTGTAACGGCGCCTCGAAGTAATTCTACTCTTTTTTTAGGATCTTGTATAAAACTGTTTTCTAGATCATTGTCATGTTTTTGCACAAGATACTGTAAAGTTTTAGTGATTGAGTGATTGAGTGTGTCTGCATTTCTTTCTGCATATTCAACGCTTTTAATTTTAGTGTTTGCAAATTTCTTGTACATTTCTTTGTTTCCAGCAGCAAAGAAATCAATTTTCTTATCAGTATCCATTCCTCCAGTGTCATCCACTCTGAATAATCTTGGACTGTCTTCTCCTTCAAACGTTATGTTTAAAAGAGTTCCTTGAGGATAATAGTTAGATGCAACACTCAAGTCAGGTATAAGAGTTCTAAGTGAAGAGCCTTGCTCCTGGCTAAACCCTTCGTACCCAGGAACACCTCTGTCAGCCCTTTCTTGATCTACTCCTGTCTCTGGGTCTATAGACGCAAATCCATAAGCTGTTTGAATAGCTCCTGGAATAATTGCTTTTCTTTCAGACGCTACAGGTACTTTAGCGTTTTTTGCTTGCCCTAAAATATCATAAAAGTCTATGTCAAGTTTTTCAACACTAGCAGACTTTAACCATTCTACTTGTCCTTTTTCAAACTTACTGTTTTCATCAAACCTCATTCCAGCAGAAATCTGGCCCATAACTTCCTTATGCCTGTTAAGCATATGAACGTTGTCTCCAATGTACTCTAAAGCAATATTATCTATTTTAGATAAGCCATCAGTTATTATATCTTGAAGAAAGCCCTTGTCTCCTATCTTATCTGGTCCTGCTCTTTTAATATCAAAAGATAATTGTTGGACTTTATCTTTTATTTTTAAATCATAATACCTATCGTATCTCTTTCTGCTGAACGCTTTGTCAAAACCTATCTTATCAAACGGATTAAAGCCTTCGGGAAGATTACTTTCTACCTGATCTATTACCTGTTGATCTGTTAACCTAAGAGCCTTTTCCTCTGCCCTTTGTCTTTGAACGTTTGCAAATTGCCCTAGAACTGTACTGAACTGTGCAAGGTTCTTTGCAAGCATTTGCGCCCTGTTCTGTCTTGGTAAAGGAGCAGCGAAAACCTGATTTCTTCCTGCACCTTGCACTGTTGGGCGCAGGTTCAATTGCCCTAAATTTAATTCTGTTTGTGGTCTTGCCATAAAATTATTATTATCTGAGTGATGAGTAAGTGCTTAATCCTGATTGTATTCCTCCAAGGGCTGACCCAAGGTAATCAGGTTGTTCTATTGGTCTGTTAATGCGAAGCATGTTTCTGTTAAATCCTATTCCTGACTCCTGTAATTGAATCTGTCTATTAACATCAGTCATCTCTGCCTGTTGTTGTTCTGAGAAAGTATACTGAGCTTCTTGTCTTGTAAGATCCCCCATAAGAGCATCAACACTAAGTCCAGATACCCCAGACTCTCCTGCTGCTACTCTAGCTCTAGCTCTAGCTTCCATGCCTCTCTTAGATGCCTCCTGTATTCTCTGCGCTCTTGCAACCATTTCTTGTTGCTGTTGGGTTCGCATTGCAGATACTTCTGCCAGATATCTTTGACGCTCTTGGACTGAAGCCGTTGCTTGGGCTTGTTGCTGCATTTCTGCTTGCTGTCTTTGGCCTATAATCGAGGTAGCCGTTTGAGCAGCCCCGATTGCTACTGCTGCTAAAGGTGTACACATAAATTATTTTTTTTCTTCTTCGTTATTGTTTATTAATATAAAATTGTAAAAAGGTTCTTTGTTGAACTCGACTTCTTCTAGGAACTCTGCTCCAACCCAACGAAGCCAACGCACTGCTGGTCTGTTGTATTTATAGACAAAGTTTCCTGCCATTCCTCCCACTAGTTTCAACAACTCATTAACCCAAGTCTTTGAGTACTTTACAAATTCTTTCTTGTATCTCTTGGATATCTCATCAGTCCCAAGCATCCATAGGTAAGGGAACATGTCTCCTTCACCAACACCAAACATTCCGATTGGTTTTCCTTTGTTGTTAAGGACTGTTAAGGTAGCCAAGTCATACTTGAAGGCATCGTGAAGAGCATCTATGGGTTTCCTTCCCATGCACATGCATTCCATGTTGTCTCCTGCACGAAGTTTTGGTGCAAGATAATCTGCATGATCTGGATGTGCTTCAACAATCTCAAGCGATGGATACTTAATTACTGATTGATCAAACACGCCTACTTCTAGTGTGGATAAATGACTCAAACTCTGCTGACTGGAAGTTACCAGGCAATGCTGAATCGTTTACTATTTTGATTGTAGTGTCTTTTGCTGAAGACATGATGGGGAAACTAAATGAACCAGACTCGATAGGAAGCGTTCCTACAACAGTACTTCCAACAATATTGCTAGAGAATACATTGTTATAAACTTGTCTTGCTTTAGGTTGGACCTCCACTTTAAAGCTTGCAGTGTCATTAAAGAACAAAGTGCCTCCCTTTAAGAAATGCCTCTGGTATCCTGATGGACTTGTTCTTTTGTTAGCCCTCTGTCTAAAGACCTGCTCACTGAAGGTGTAACTCATTGTGTATTTAACACCTACCCACACTGGGGTGTTGTTATGACTAGCGTCTACTGTAACAGTGGTTCCGTTAACAGTACAAGGTATCAAAGCTCCTGCTTTAGTGCTACCAGCTTCTCTTGTGTATACTTGTATTTCATCGTCACTTTCTGGAGTGAATGAGAGAGTGATTTGTCCATTTGCAATAGTAGCTTGTTGTCTTAAATCAAGATAGGTGTTAAAACTTGTACCAGTGTCCACAAGCTTCTCTTCCATAGGCATTACAAGTAACTCAGTCTTATTGCTCTTGGTTGCTATAATGTAGAGATCGCTTTCAATAAATTCAAATCCTACAACAGAGAAGGGGAAGGTAAACTTACTCCAGCTTGCTAGTATCTTCTGTGCGCCTTCCCAGTAGTACTTGTAGACATACATGCTTTTATTATCAGACTCACTCACAACACAAATGCAGTTCTCTGAAGTAGATCCTGCCATGTCCATGATGTCTGCTGGTATGTACTGAGGTACGTGGGCTGTTATCTCAACGGAGTCGTAAGTGTCTGTGTTTGCATTTATGTTGAACTCACGCACTCCTGAGAAGCTTCCCCTGGTAAACGGAAAGTAGATGTAACTACCAAGCTCAAGGGGAGGTGTACTTGTATTAGTCTCGTAGTTTGTAACAGGTGTTATTGAAACTGTTTTGGGAGTGAGTAGATCTCCTCCTCTAAGAACAAACTGACCACGCTCTCCAAAGAGTATAAGGTTCTCTTGGAATCCTACTGCTGACTTTAGCTTAGTAACTCTAGTACTGGCTACGTTGACATCGATGGGATCGGAGTCCAATAAGGTTCTTACAGTTGTCCTGAAGAAGTTAAAGTACTCTCCTGCTTCTGACAGGATAACACTTCCTTCTGAAAGGAATCCTAGTCGGTTCTTGTAGAAGAATATGTTTGAAATTGTTTTATCTGTAAAAGAAGGGAAGGGGTTTGTGTTGTCATCTCCTGCTTGTTTTGTTGTCCAAGAACACTCTGTTAAATTAAAATTATTTACGGATGTGTTAACAAGTTTAAATGGAAGTGTTAAATTGTTTAAAGCATTTTGTTCTCCAAAGCCTACATCCTCAACGTAGCCTCCATCACTAAAGTCTGTATCTCCGTCATTAGTCTCAAACTTTAAATAATAATCGTCTTCATTATCTGTTGCACTTCCTCTTACCTTTACTTTAAATCCGTTAGGTGCAGACTTAGGTAAATCTGTTATGGAATCTACTTCTTTGTAAACTACACCAAGGGCTGTTCCCGACTTGCTGTCAGATACTTTAATATTAAACTCTCTGCCGTCTGTTCTAGAAATAACAAAAGCTGGGTATCCATAACCAAGTCCTGTGAGTGCGTTAGTCTCAGCTTGGTACACAACGCCATCAGAAGTGTTACTGTTTGCACTCGTAGGGTACTCTTCCACTGCCGATATACCGAAACCATTCGTTCCCCCATGCTCCAGTACAGCAGCAGTTATTTTGTCTTGTAACACATGAGCTATTCTTCCTGCTCTAGCATTTGGAGAAGCTCCTGTAGACGCACTGGGGCCAGATGTGTAAGTAGCTTTAGAAGTTTTAGCTGCTCCTGTAGTATCTGTAAAATCTATATCTATTGTATAGTCAGTCTGGTAGTGACCTTGCTTAACAAAAACTATTGCTCTGTTATGTTCTACTTGCCCACTGGTTGTGCTAGAAAACACTCCAGATGTAGAGGTTTGTTTAGCTACAGATTTTGTTGTGTTTAGGATAAAAGTCGTATCACCAACTGTAAGTGCTTTATAAGATTCTCTAGGCTTTAGATTGTTCGCTAGGTGAAGGTAATGTCCAACTGTAAAACTTACTGTTCCTGTAAGTGTAACTGAAGCAAAGTTCAAGATGTCATATACCTGTGCAACATTGCTGTTAATAATAAGAACATAACGCTCTTGCTTGTCTCTGTTGATAAAATGTACAAAAGCATCATCTTCAATAGCAGAACTTACAAGCTGTGTTAGATACCTTGTATTGGGCCTCTTCTTCAATCCATCAGCTACCGAAGACAAAGCGTTTATCTGATCTTCACATTGTCCATCAAATCTGAGCGTGTCTGGTTGTTGACTAACACCCTGGACAAGGTTTGGAAGTGAAGTATTTATCAAAGCCATATTATTAATATAAATCGTAGTTTCTATTGATACCTATTCTAGTGACGGCATCGAAGTTATCAAAAATTGTTCTGTCAGCATTTGAACTATCTGCTCTTTCCAGATTAGCCTTTGCTGCAAATTCATCTCTTATTATGAGTGCTTCAAGTTCTCTAGAGCCAACCAATCGTGACTGTAGGGATCTTGCAGCTTTTAGTGCTATGTATCTTCTTGCTTGTTCTGGTAAATCATCCCAGTCCAACAGAAATGTTATAGTCACCTTTATGTCGTTTGTGAAAGTAGTTGTCTGGTTCTTTCTGTCAAATAGAGAAAGCCCTCGTTGCACTAGGTCAACATCCTCAGTGCCATCATGGTCTACCTGTAGTGTATTATTAGGTATAGTGATTGAGTTGTTTGTTGGAGAAAGAACATAGTCTTTAACAGTATTAAAATGCCAACCTTCACTCTGCACCTCTCTTGAAACTTCATCAAGGATTGATACAGCGTTAGCAGCCGACACTGGAAGCTCAGAAGTGTTACTTATGCTGTTGACTGGAGCTTCTCCTATGTATCCCAACATAGTGTTAACAGCCTCTAGCTGCGATGTAAGTGTTGCCATGTAAAATTAATGAGTTGTTTGTTTATGTAAAAGAAAAGGGCAGGAGCCATATTACGACTCCCACCCAATCCTTTGTGTATGATTATATGTAGATTATTCTACTACAGTCTGTACTCGACAGCGCACTCTGGTCTAAGAATACCATGTCCAAGGGCATACTTTGCCACGAACAAGGTTCCTTGGTGAGCTACTGAGTAGTCTTCCTCGGTCGCAAGATCGAGAAGCTTAACAGTACCTACCGCCTGTGGGTGTCCACCGATCAGACCTGTATCGGAAATGTCTCCGTTGTAGCCTGTTCCGTTTCCACCGAACACGTCGTTAGATGCGTTGTCATCGTCCTGATCTTGGTTAGCTTCTGCTCCAAGAGCTTGAAGATCCGCAAGGTGCTGTGACTTGTACAACTTGATTCCTGCTACCATCGGTACTGTACCTTTACTTACAGAACCAACACCATCTACGTCACGATTGATTGCGATGTTATCAGATGTAAGTAACTTGTAGTACTGTGCTGGTGTAAGAACTGCAAAACGCTGTCCATCATTTGGTACGTCCTTCTCGTCAAGGCTTTGAGCCATTCCAAAAAGTGCATCAATGATTTCAGCAGCAGTGTCAAGAGCATTGCCAGTGTTGACAGATGTTCCTGCGTTACCACCAGTTACGTTAGGTGTACTTGTTCTAGCAGCAGCTACCCAAGTCTTCATCACTGCAAGGTCAAATCGCTTGGCAAGTGCCTTTCCGATCTCTTTTGCATAAATTGAACGAACTGAGTAGTGGTTCTTAACTTCATCAATATTGGCGATGAAAGTTGAACTCACTAACATATCGTCAATGTTAATGATTTTCTCATTGTGCTTGATTGCACTGAGGTAACTATTGCCAGCATCAAGAATGTCCTGACCTGGTGTATGGTACTTAGCACTTGCTACTCCACTAACTGGGAACTGGGCGCTTTTACCTGATGATATAGACCTGACTGTATGCAAGTCTTTCATTATGTTTGTCTCATCAAAAGTTGTGAGGATCTCGTTAGAAAATACTTTTAGGAATAACGCATTTGCATCACCTGAAGCATTTATCTGACCCACTCTTGATGGGGTTGTATCTCCATTAGCCATAATTTAATATGTCCTTTCTGTGTTTTATTATGTTTTGTTGTTTATATTTGGGTTATTAACAACTCACTCATTCAATAAAACAAAAAGACCTACTCGGTGTTCTTTGATTAGTTGTCCCTCGCAAGGGGCTGCACATTAAACAAACCTCTCGGTTCACTTTTGTTGTGTCTTGTCTTTTGTGTGTTGAAATCTTTATCTATCTCTCCTGCTATGTTCCAGGTCATTCACGTACCTTAGGATTTCTGCTATGGTTTCCTTTTCGGGATCGGTGAACGAATGGACTTTCAGTTTCGAGATGAAATGGGGAATCTTGCTCTTCGGGGGGCTGGTCACTATACAACCACTCATCGATAAGATCAGCGTTGCGACTGCGACTGCGATTGTAAGCTTCTTTTTCATAAGCCTCAACAACCTTGAAAAAGTACTCGCAAATCCTTGGAAAGTTGAACAACAGACCTACGAGTATCTTAATCATAGTAGTAGTAGCGGTTGTTTATTCTTTTGGTTTTGCTTTGCCAACATTTATGGCAAGCCAGTTGATGAGTTTTAAAAGAACTGCTGTGATCTTGTTGTCAGCCTTGTTTGGTGTAAGTGCTGATATAAGACTAGCTGCTGTAACAACAGCCGTAGCAATGCCAATAAGCTCTGCTTGGTTTTCAATAATATACGTTATCATAAATTTTATTATACCCTTGTAGATACTGCTAATCGTCTTTCAACTTCTTCACGATATGCAGGATCATTTTCATATCTCTTGTCTCTCATAGCCTCGACTACTTGAGCGTTACTTTGAAATGGTTGTACTGCTGATCCAGAGGTTTGTCCTTGTCTAATATTCGGTTGTCCTCCTTCACTTAGAAAGCGAGCATACAGTCCTTTAACAGCCATCTTAGCTGCCTCTGGTGTACTGGACTCAACTATCTGATCAAAGCTATCGATCTCTTCGCCTGGAAGATTATTTCTTGCCCACTCAGCCATAGCCTCGTAGTTCTCTTGACCACCAATAGAGTTTGTTATCTCTACCTCTTCAGCAGATATAAGTGCCTGTTGGCCTCTGATGTATGTGTCAACAATATCCTTAGTGATGTTAAGTTTCTCTAGCTCTTTGTAATTGGCTTCTGACAACTCACCATTTTCAGCGTAAGCAATTGCAGCGTCTTCTATTGCGTTTGACACATCAGTAGACTCGCTGTTCGGATCTCCCTCATCTTCTGTTTGCGTCTGCTGTTCTTGGGATTGTTTCTCGCCAAGTTTCTTCTCAAGATTCTCGTACGCTTCTGCAAGGTCTTCTTGTGACTTGAACTTACCAAGAATCAAGTCCTCCTCCTTTTGCTGTTGTTCCTCCTCGGACCCAGAAGGGCTTTGCTGTTGTTGCTGTTGTGCTTCTTCTTGTTGTGCCAGTTGCTCCTCCAAGCTTATGTTGCCTTCTTCGGTTTCTTGCTTCTCGTTTATTGTGTATTGTTCCATACTTATTTACTCCCATTTATTCAGTTATTGGTGGTTCTTCTTCTTCTCGCCCTTCTTGGGCAATTGATTGATCACTAGCTGCTTTGATTCCAGCAGGGCCAAGCTTCTCTGCCATCTGCATAAGTTGTGCTTGTTGTTGCTCTTGTGCAATCTGCTCTTGAGTCTTTATAAGTCCTGCTGTCTTGATACCGAGTGCTGTGGCTCTTCTCTTGATGTACTCAGATACGTTAACAAAGTTAGCTACCGCTTGTGGCCCTAACACCTGACTGGAACCAAGAAGGAATGAATCGAGACTGTTAAGATCCCCTTGTCTTCCAAGGCTATCAAGACCTGTAACAATAACAGGATTCACTAGATCCTTTGGAAGCTTTGGCATCTTCTTGTTCTTTTCCATAACACTCATCAAACGACTCAACAAAGGAGCCTGGAGGTCATTGCTAAGTAAACTAAAGATACCACCAAGGGCTGCGTTAAGTTCCTGCGAGATCAATCGGATTTCTTCAGCAGTTACTCGCTCGGCATTCCTGATTGCACTGCTAGTGAGCAGGAAGTTCTGAGCAAGCCTGTCTTTGATCTGGTTGATTGTTTCCGCAGCAACTCTGAAATCATTAAACTTGTTGAGTTGGAGAGTTGATACATCCCCTGCGTTACCTTGTACAATAGCTCCGTTAGGTGACTCAGAAAGACTCTTGTGTCTTGTAGTTCCATTTGGGTTAACCAGGAATAACACCTTGGCTGCTGCTGCACTGCCTTCAACGATTGCTCTAGTAAGAGACTCAAGGGACTGCAAGTCACCAAGGTACTCTTCTACATATGAGCGTCCGAAGTTCTCTCCATCAACTCTACTGAATCTAAGAGGGATGTATGGGTTCTTATCAAGAGGGAAAGTTGTACCTGTCTCTGGAAGAACAACACCATTGATGTCCTGCTTCAGCATCCACTTGTCACCACGCTTACAAAGGGCAGTGTACAAGCTAACGTTGCCTCCATCACCTACTCCAGAGTCCTGTGGCTTCTGTATGGCTGCTTTAATATCCTCATCAAGGGCTTCGTAGTTGAGTGTTTCCTTGGTTGCTATCGTCAGAACATTATCCATAGGATCTCTTTCAATAACAAACCTATCCAACCTAAACACTCTCATGCCTCCGTTCTGATCCAAGTAAAGCAAACAGTTTCCTGTAACAATGAGTTGTTTGAGTGCTTCGTGAATAACCACCCGATAACGCTCCTTGGCTATCTCATCCATAACAGCGTCTTCTACTTTACGTAGTGCTGAATCTATCTCACTCACTACCTCCTCTGGCGCACCTTCTTGCTGTAGCTTGTTGGTGTCCACCTGGAGTCTAAAGAAACTTATGTTGGGAGGAAGAAGTGCCAACAATAACTTGGACGCAAGGTTGTTGACACCTCTGGCCCCCACGCCTTGAAATGGTGTATTGAGTCGTGAGTGTGATCCAAATCCTTCATCAGGTAAGATGTAAGGTATTGTAAGTTTGGAACACTGCCTAGCTCTATCCAGGTAACTATGTCTTCTGCCTTCAAGAACTGAATAGATCTGCTCGGCTGTTTGGTTTTCGTAATTCATATAAAAATATTTTAGTCAGGTTGTACGAGGGCTTCTGGTTCTTCGGGAGGATATGCCCAATCGCTTGGAAGGGTTTCTACAACCTCGTCTTCATCTGTGAGAATGTCTTTATCGACTGGAACGACTTCTGAAGAGATTACTTCACCTTCCTCATCTGTTTCTGTTTCCGTTGTTGTTTTAAGTACAAGAGCAACTCTAGGATTCTCCTCTTTACTCTCAACTATCCAACCCCACCAGTACCTACTTCCAGTACCATTCTGGCTGTAACTAAGTCCACGCATAGCTCCTGCCTGTTCACTGCGAATATGTGCTTGGTCTTCGTTGTCGTATATAATGTAAAATGGATCGGTCATGATAATAATAATTTTTTCTAGAAAATGTTATGGAAGTCATTC